TCTTTATCGACCTCCGAAGTGCCAAGGCTTGGCGGAATGCGGTAGGCCTCCATTTTTAGCAAGCTGTCGGCCTCGCCATCGGTCGACGCGCTGTAAAGCTTATAATCTGATACGCCCGCATATCCGTCGTCCTGCATACAGTAAAAGCCCTTGCCGTCAGCGCGGGTATAGAATTCCTGGCAATAGCCGGGCTCCGATGAATGATATTTTAATAGAATTTTTTTCATGTCGATTTTTTCCTTAAGGAATTAGATTGAATTTTGTGCCAGGCGATGCGGGCAAGGGCCGGGCTTAATCGACCCCGCCCGCATGTTCCCAAGCGACTAGGATGCCTCAGCCAAAACCTTCCATTCAGATTTTGGCAAAGTCAGTATAGAACCCCCGAGGGTTTCTAATTCATGTGATCGATCATAGGTTTCGACATCTTGCGCGGTGCGCGTTACAGCGTTCAGGATTCCCCAACGCGATAGGTCCGCGCCCTCAATCAAGTGGCGTAAAATATTGCCGCTTTCAAATTCTGAAAGGCTGGCTTTTTTCGCAAGCACCTTGACGCTTTCGACCGGATTGCCTGTGATCTTATCTTCCGTAGATGCACGCATAAGATCGACGCGCTCCTGAAATTTAACCTGATCGAATGAGGCCCTGACAACATCGCGGACTTTCAGCAATATGGCGCGATCATCAGCTTTGTGCGCTTCATCGGTAAGCATTTCGTAGACGCCATCCCCGGCCTGTGCGCGACCGCCAAGGTGCCGGGCGGTGAATTTGCCATCGTTTATGACCATGCCATTCGTGCAAACAAGGCGTTCAACAAAAGGCTCAATCTTTACCGCGCCTGTGCCGACCTCTGAATTCGATATCGATACGCCGCTTTGGACGATATCGCCGACCCGGATTTCAGCTTGAATGTGCGTAAAGACCGCTTTGATATACATGCGGCTTTCTGTGATGGCGGCTGATTGAATTTTGACGCCATCCTGTTCTAAAAGCGCGGGCAAGACCATCGATGCGATTTCCTCATTTTCTATGCGGGCATATCGATCAGAAAGGAAAGCGCGGATATTTCCATCAAGGGTGCGGACCATGCGATTTTCAGGCTGCGCTTTAAACCAAGTATTTACATTGCGGGCAAGCAAATCAGGCTGCGTCGCTTTCATGCGGTTGTAATATTTTTGCGGAATATCAAGGCGGGCCGCAATTTGACCGTGCGCGATTTCATTAGCGACCATATTCAATTCACCGCTATTTGTGAAAAGCTTGATTGTTTCCGGGCACATCGATAATTCTGATGTAGGGACGATCAGATCCTTTTTTGCCGATTGGCGGCGTTCTAGTTCTTGTGCAAGTTGGGTAAGTGATAGTTCAGATTTCATTTTTTAGCTCCGTCGCTTGGATTGATGCTTGATTGCATCGTCGGAAGCCGGATGGCCCGGCCCCCTGCGATATTATCAGGCGGAAAGTTTTTTGATTTCTACGATTTCGTATTCGTAATGATCTTTTGCAGGGAATTTTTCTTTGACCGCATTCAGCTTATCAATTCGAAATTGAGCATCATCAGTCGTTGCATAAAGAGCCGGAATTAAAAGCTCGTTTTTATCGCGGGGATCTGTGCCTAAAATTGCAAACATTCTATATTTTTCCTTTGTCGCTTGTTCGCTGATTTCTCAGCTTGGTCCGACGTTAGCCAAAAAAAGATAACGCTCCAACTCCTTTATTCATCTTTTTTCAGATAATTTCTTAATTATTAAGGGAGTTGCAATATTCGCCGATTTGCGCTTATCGTGGGCCATGCCGTCCGGGTTGCTCCGGCTTGCCCGTTTCCTATGGCGGGGCGGCTATTTTCTTTTTTTCATGGGAAGCATAGGAAAAATCATGATTGTTCTATATCCGACCCACCCTTATCTGAAATATTCAAAGCCCCGAATCGAGCGCTCCAATCAAGCCAGGATCCGAATTTCATGGTTTACCTTTGATTTCGTCGTCGCCGAGGCTTTTTTCAATAATCTGGCTGATGCGCTTGAATTTAAGATATTTTTCGAAAAACAGCAAAATATCGTAGAACCTGAATTTTTGGCTGAATATTCATATCAGACCCTTACCGAATATTGGGTCCAATTCGATTTGACCAATAAGAACAAATCGGAACAATCAGCCTGATGCCAAAGCCATCCGATAAGCTCCCCTTCATAAAATGGTTTCCCTCTGATTGGAAATCATCAGACGAGCTTAAATTTTGTAGCTGGGAAGCCCGATATCTTTGGCTTGAATTATTGCACATCATGCACGGCACCGAGCAGCGCGGCTTTCTTGTCAAAGCCGGGAGGCCATTTACCGAGGATGAACTTGTCGAATTGATTTCCAAGGCCACGCCGCAAAAGATCCGCGATTGCCTTTTTGAGCTTGAAAGCCACAACGTATTTTCCAGAGATCGCCGGGGCGTAATTTATTCCCGACGCATGGTCAAGGCCGAAAAGAAGGCCGAAATATCCCGGTCCAACGGCGGCAAAGGCGGCAATCCCGAATTGAAAAAGAAAGATAAATCAGAGATAAATCGAAGCAAAATCGAAGATAAATCGGACTTAGAGTTGCCGATAACCCACGGAAATGAAAGCGAAATTCAGCCTTGGGATAACCTTACTAGGTTCCCAGAAGCCAGAAGCCATATTCCAGAAGCTAGAAAGAAAGAAGCTGCTGCTCTAGGCGCGGGCCAAAAAAGGCATCATGTCGATATCGGACAAGAAATCGCCAAAATCACAGGCTGGGACCAAAATCCAAATTGGTTCGGGGATTATTCCAGAATTGAAATGTGGCTAAAATCAGGGTGGCATCCTGATCGAGATATCATCCCGACCGTCAAACGCATCATCGCATCAGGAAAGACCCCTAAAAATCTTAAATATTTCGAGGCGGCGATAGCCGACGCCCACGCTTTCAATAATTCACCAACCCCGGAAGGAAAACCGAATGTCCCTCAATCCAATACAAGGCCCACAAAATCCGAAAGAGCTGATGCAGCCATCAAGCGGGCACTCGAAAGTTTCGAAGACTGATAAAATTCGAGCAGCTCAAATAGCCGCCTTTCTGCAGCAATGCTATGAATTACAAAAAACCTTTGGCAAAGAGCCCGAAAATCTTGAAACAGCCGTAAAAGCTTTTTGCCTTGTTCTCGATGATTGCTCTTCAGGCGACATTCAGTCCGCATTTACAGAATGGCTTAAAACTAAAGAGGAAATCCCCACCCCTGCAAATATCCGAAACCTCTGTATCGAAATTGAAATTCGACGGGAAGAACGCCTGGCATTAAAATCAAACGTCAAAAATCTGCCGGCTCCCCGCATCGAGGTCGAGCCCGTCCCTTGGGCCAATATGCACTATTCGGAAATCACGCAAGATCTTAACCTTTGGGATATGCTAACAACCCACATGGCAAATCTTGGACCAAAGCGGGCGGATTACGCCAAATATCTCGTAGGACATTGCGGTTTTCCCGAGAATTTCAGGCTTCAGCACGTCCCAAGTCAGGAGGTTTTCTAATGGCGAATAAATTTCAAGCGGGCATAATCCACAGGGTCAATGTCGTCCATGCTGATGATCTAACCGAGCATTCCTTCGCCTTTGCATCAAAGCCAGCAGCCGAAAGCTTTCACCAAAGATCGCTTAAGCTGATGGAAACAAACGGCAAATATCAATCTGTCAAATTTATTGACGGGAGCAAAACAGCCTAAAATCATCACCCTTGCAATTCTGAAACGAATAAGCTTATTTTGGATAATCAACAAAGGACATCGTAGTGGACAAGTTTTTGCTAAAATCTATCAACGAAATTACAGCCAACCCGAAAAATGCTAGGACGCATCCAGCCGACCAAATCGCCCTGATTGTCAAATCGATCAAGAAATTTGGTTTTCTAAATCCGGTCATAATCGATGCCGATGGCGTCCTGATTGCCGGGCATGGTCGGATTGAGGCTGCAAGGCAATTAGAAATGGAAATGGTCCCGGCGATATTAGCCGACCACCTGACGCCGGAAGAAAAGCGGGCCTACATGCTTGCTGATAACCAAATCGCCCTGAAGTCCGGTTGGGACATGGATATGCTTAAGATCGAGCTTCAAGGCTTGAGCGATATGAATTTCGATATGGATCTGACAGGATTTGCGGCAGCTGATATCGACAGCTTTTTAAAGCCTGAGGAAAAAATGCAGGTTACAGGCAAGGCGGGATCGCTTGTCGAAAAATTCCTTGTCGCGCCGTTTTCCGTCCTGAATGCCCGCGATGGCTGGTGGCAATCTCGCAAACGCGCTTGGATATCGAAAGGCATTCAATCCGAATTAGGCCGGGGCGAAAATTTGCTCAAGTTTTCCGAACAGGCGAATAAAGGCTACAAAAAGAAAAATCTTGCCAAGGCAACGAATACAACTGATTGGGTAAAATCCAAAGGGCTCACCGGATTAGCGGGCGACGGTCCTACCGGAACAGGCACATCGATATTTGACCCGGTTCTTTGCGAATTAAATTACAGCTGGTTTTGTCCGCCGGGCGGTTCAATACTCGACCCCTTTGCGGGCGGATCTGTGCGCGGCATGGTAGCGGCTTTCCTTGGTCGCAAATATACAGGCGTCGATTTACGCGCCGAACAGGTCGAAGCAAATTCCTCCCAGGCTAAAGAAATCAATTTTGAAATTGCACCTGAATGGATTGTCGGGGATTCCCGAGATATTATCGATCACGTCCAATCCCGCGAATTCGATTTTGTATTTTCCTGTCCACCCTATGCTGATTTAGAAGTTTATTCCGATGATCCACAAGACCTTTCCACGCTTTCATATCCCGAGTTCAAAAACGCTTATTTCGAAATTATCAAAAAATCTTGCAGCCTGTTGCGCGATAATCGCTTTGCTGCTTTTGTTGTCGGCGAGGTTCGTGATAAGCAAGGCAACTATTATGATTTCGTCGGCGATACGGTCCAAGCTTTCCGCGATGCCGGGCTCGAATTCTACAATGAGGCCATCCTTATCACATCAGCCGGGTCGCTACCTATCCGCGCCGGAAAACAATTTTCATCGTCTAGAAAGCTTGGAAAAACTCACCAGAATGTTTTGATCTTCGTCAAAGGCGATGGAAAGAAAGCGGCGGAAGCATGCGGCGATGTTGAAATATATATCGCTGATGATGCCGAAAAGCCCGCAAGCGAATACGGGGAGGAAATGGCCTAATGGAGGTTGGAAATGATTATTTATAAAAGCTGGCAATTTTGCGGCTTAACTTATAATCGAGTTGATCAGGTTGAAAGCCTTAGATTTTTTAATAAAAGGATTTATGAGCGCGTAGGCAACGTTGTCGCTTTTTTCGGTTTGATAATTTATGATTAAGCCTATCGTCGAAATCCATAAAGGCGTCCATGTCGTCCGCGACGATCTTTTCCCCGGCGGTACCAAAGCCCGCTTCCTGAATATCCTTTTCGAAAATCACGATGAAATTGTCTACGCATCCCCGCCCGAAGGTGGCGCACAGACAGCCCTTGCACATTGCGCTCAACAAGCGGGCAAGAAAGCGACCATATTCATCGCCAAACGTGCCAAGCCCCACGACCGCGCAATTATGGCCCGAAGCCTTGGCGCGAAAATCTATCAGGTATCGCCCGGCTACATGACCGTATGCCAGGCGCGGGCAAAGAAATATTGCGATGATACAGGCGCGAAGCTTGCCCCTTTCGGCATGGACGTCCCCGAGGCTTTGGATATCATCGCCAATGCAGCAAGACAGATCGATGTCGAACCCGATGAAATTTGGTGTGCAGCCGGTTCAGGCGTTTTAATCCGCGCGCTCGGTAAAGCTTTTCCACATGCGAAACGCCACGCTGTGCAAATCGGGCGAACTCTTTCCAAGGCTGATGTAGATGGCGCGGAAATTCATATCAGCCCTTTAAAATTTAGCCAGCCACTTTATCGCGCCGAACATTCACAACCATTTCCATCAGATCCTCATTACGACGCTAAAGCTTGGGATATTTGCCGCTTGCACAAAGGTGGTGGCAATGTGTTATTCTGGAACGTAACAGGCCCGGCCTTAAACTGATGGAGAATTGCTATGCCGAAAAAAGGCGAACCACCTAACGAAGCTCAACGCGCCGCATTGGATAAACACCGCAAGATGTGGCAACCCGGTCAATCAGGAAATCCGCAAGGCCGCACAGGGCCAAATCGTCAAAATGAATTTGCCCGCATCGTCGAAGCAATTTATTCAAAGGTCAATCCTGATGGCGGTGCGATCATTACCGAGGATATGCCGTTCAACATCGGTGGTAAACAGCGCGTGATCGATAAAGTAATTTTAGGCCAAGCGGTCAAAGCTGCTCAAGGTAATACGGCGGCGGCACAATTCATCGCTGATGGATATTTCGGCAAGAATGCGGAAAAGCACGAATTTCCTGGCGGCTTCCCGGCTGTCCCTGTTCAGATATTTGACGACATTCCTGATGATGATATCCCGGACGACGATCCGAATGGCGATGAAGGCGACGACGAAGAAACGATTGATGAATGATCGAAGCGCCTGTAAGGGTCCGGCTTACCGACAATATCGCCCCGGCCTTTCATAAAGTTCACAATGCCATCAAGAACCAAACGCATTCGTCCTTTTGGCTAAAGGGCGGTCGGGGATCTACGAAATCATCATTCGTAGCCATCGAGATTATTCTCGGCATGATGAAGGATCCAAACGCCAACGCCATCGTATTCAGAAAGGTCGGCGATACGATCCGCGATTCTGTTTTGACAACGCTTGAGTGGGCGATTGAAAAATTAGAGGTCGGGCATTTATTCAGGTCGACCGTAAGCCCCGCATCGATTGTCTATAAACCGACCGGGCAGAAAATCGTATTCAAAGGTTTAGACAGCCCGCTAAAATTAAAATCCATCAGGCTTAAGCGCGGATATTTCAAATATTCATGGTATGAAGAAACGGCGGAATTCGGTGGCCCGGAGGAATTGCGCTCGGTAGGCCAATCCGTAAAGCGCGGCGGTGAAAGCTTTGTCGAATTCTTCAGCTACAACCCGCCTATAGATCCGCAAGCATGGGTCAATGCCGAAGCTGAAATTATAAAGCCCGGTAAATATTTGCATGAATCTACATATCTCGATGTTCCGCCCGATTGGTTAGGCGAAGAATTTATCAACGAAGCGCAATGGCTTAAAGAAAATAACCCGCTTGCTTACGATCATGAATACATGGGTCACGCGACCGGAATTGCAGACGCCATCATATTCGCTGGGAAATACGAAATCAAAACATTCGACCCGCAGCCGCATTGGGAGGGTCCATACTTTGGAGCCGATTGGGGCTTTTCCCTCGATCCGTCGACCCTTGTTAAATTATGGATTGAGGTGCTTGAGCCTGATCGAGATATAACGGTCGCAAAGAAAAACCTTTATGTCGAATATGCTGAATTCGGTCAAAAGGTCGAACTTGATGATTATAAATTCTTTTATTCAGGCGGGAAAGATGGCGAGGGCCGAACATGGGACGGTGTTCCCGATGCCGATAAATATAACATTCAGGCCGACAGTTCGCGCCCGGAAACAATCAGCCATGTAAGCAAGCAAGGCTTCGATATTGATGCGGCTGAAAAATGGCCGGGATCTGTCGAGGATGGAATTACCGTTCTTAAATCCTTTGTCAAAATCTATATCCATACCCGTTGTTCGGAAATGCAAGCCGAGGCCCGCCTCTATTCCTACAAAATCGATAGAGTGACAAAAAAGGTGACGCCTGATATCGTAGATAAATTCAACCACGGGTGGGACGCTATCCGTTACGCGCTTGCAAGTTTCATCAAACGCAAGAAAAAGGGATTTTTCGATGATTAATATATTCGGCAAAAAGCCTGCAACTCCAAAGCCCGCCCGCAAGCCCGGCGGCTTTTTTACGACCGATGTTTATAATCGATCAGGCCCGGAGCGCATTGATCAGCTTCACGCCTCGATGAAAAGAAGCTTTCAAGTCCCAATGCCGACCGCAAAAGGTCATACGATGGACAGCGCGATTGTATTTGATGCCGCTAACGGTGATCCATCAAGGAGCGCAAAATCAGCCTTAAATCATTTTAGAAATACTTTGCCTGATGCTCAGATCGAATGGTATGCGGGGCAAGGCTTCATCGGCTATCAAATATCCGCCATGATCGCGCAGCATTGGCTTGTCAATAAAGCTTGTACGATGCCCGCCCGCGATGCTGTTCGCGTCGGATATGAAATCAATGTGACCGACGGTAAAAATGTCCCTGCAGAAACTTTCGATCTAATAAAAAAGCTAGATAAGAAATTCAAGGTCCGTGAAAACTTAGTCGAATATGTCCGCATGAGCCGAGTTTTCGGATTGCGCGTTACCTTGTTCCGTGTAGAAAGCAAAGATCCCCTTTATTACGAGAAGCCTTTTAATCCCGATGGCATTACGCCAGGATCTTATAAAGGCATTTCACAGATAGACCCGATGTGGTGCGTACCGGAGCTTACGGCGGAATCTACGAGCGACCCGGCATCGATTGATTTTTATGTCCCGACATATTGGAACATCGGCGGAAAGAGATATCACAAATCGCACTTGATAATTTCTATCCCTGATCCGGTCGCAGATAATCTTAAGCCATCATATAATTTTGGCGGTCTTTCGATTCCGCAAAAGATTTACGAGCGCGTCTATGGTGCCGAGCGCACAACGAATGAAGCGCCAATGCTCGCCATGACAAAACGCTTGACCGTTCTTTCGCTTGATGTCGAAAAAGCGATGTTGAGAGGAAAAAGCTTTGTAGAAAAAATTATGAATTGGGCTTATTTCCGCGATAACTATGGCGTCAAGATTGTCGGCGGCGATGAAACAATTCAGCAATTCGATACAAGCCTTGCTGATCTTGATGCGGTTATCATGACGCAATATCAAATTGTCTGTGGCGTCGCGGGCGTACCGGCTACAAAATTATTAGGCACAAGCCCTAAAGGTTTCAACGCATCGGGCGAATTTGAAATCGATTCCTACAATCAGGAACTGGAAACAATTCAAGCTAACGATATGACGCCTTTGCTTAATCGACATCACATGATGCTGATCAGATCAGAGGTATCGCCTAAAGCTCCTTTTGAAACCGAAGTTGTTTGGAACCCGCTTAAGAAACCATCAGCTCAAGAACGGGCGACAATCAATTCTACAAACGCGACGACCGGACAAACGCTTATCAATTCAGGTGCCATCAACGCATACGAAGAACGGGAGCGCTTGCGCCGTGATCCCGAAAGCGGCTACGCAAATTTGCCCGAAATGGACGAAGATGATTTGATTGATGAAAATCTAGAGGATGAAGAATTAAATGGCGACGAACCAAAAGACGACGAAGAAGCCGCCGCTTAAGCCAAATCGGGAAAAGTGGGCGAAAGCCCGCCCCGGCAAAGCGATCAAAGGGACGCCGCTTAATTACAACGCCGCGATTGAAGTCCGGTATTCGAACGCCATTAAAAAGCTTGTGCGGCAAATGTCGCGTGAAGCAAAAAAAGAATTGGCTAAAATATTTGAAACCCAATCGGCTGAAAAATTCTTTTCGCAAGATGCCGCTGTATCAGCAGATGCAAAAAAGGTAATCGATAAATTAAAATCACGCTTCGATCAGCTTTTTAATAGCAAAGCAAATGGCCTTGCGCGTGGAATGATAAGTGATGCTGATAGATCGAGTGCAACAAACCTCGGCGCTTCGCTAAAGCAATTGTCCGGCGGTTTAAGTTTAAACACAAAAGCAATCACCGCACCGATGAAACAAATTCTATCCGCATCGGTTCAGGAAAATGTATCGCTTATAAAATCCATCCCGCAAAATTACATGGCCCAAGTTGAAGGCGCGGTCATGAGATCGATAACGACAGGAAATGGCCTCGAAGATTTAATTCCTTTCCTTGATAAATATCAGGGAGTCACCAGCCGCCGTGCCACTAACATTGCGCTCGATCAGACCCGGAAAGCTTATTCGAATTTAAACAAGGGCCGGATGGAAGCAATCGGGGTTCAGGAATACGAGTGGATCCATTCAGGCGGCGGGCAGCATCCCCGACCGTTGCATATTTCAATGTCAGGAAATATTTATCGTTTCGACGACCCGCCTGTGATAGATTTAGATACCGGGGAGACAGGAATTCCGGGGCAAGCCATCAATTGCCGTTGTACAATGCGACCAATAGTAAGATTTGATGAAGGGGATCAAAGCGGTGCCAATTCCGGTGATCAATAAGGGTTTTGATTGTTTCTCTTGTGGCGAAACCATGATCGGGATATTCTCTTATTCAATTCGAACGGAATGCTGTCCATGCGGTGGCGAAGCTGAATGTGTCAAAAAGGCACGGAAAGAAGCTAAAAAAGGCAGGAAATGACTTCAAGAAAAGTCGATGAAAACGGTTTTGTAATAATCCTAAACAACCCCATCAGTCGAAGTGGGGTTTTCCAGTATCTGGGCTCCAATTTGCCCGGCGCGGAGGAACCTGACCGAATTTATAACGTCTATCGCCCCGCATCAGAACTAGAAAATGCTGAAACAATTGAAAGCTTTAAGCACCTCCCGTTCATCAACGATCATACAATGTTAGGGCCGTCCGGAGAGGGATTGACCCCGGCGGAACAAAAGGGCGTTCATGGCATCATTGCCGATGGCGTTGCTTTTCGTGACGGGATTATGTACGCTAATCTTAAGATCTTCAGCGAAAGCCTCGTTGACGAAATCGAATCCGGTAAAAAAGATCTTTCCCTTGGCTATAGATGTCGGTATGAAAAACAAAGCGGCATTTTCGACGGACAGGCATACGAGTATGTCCAACGCGACCTAAGAGGCAATCACATTGCGCTTGTTGATAAGGCCCGCTGTGATGTTTCTGTTCTTGACCATAAGCAATTTACTTTTGACAACCTCGATATTTCTGAAACCGAAAAAAAGGAACCAACCATGACTCTCGAAGAAGCCCTAGAAAAGATCAAAGAACTGGAAGCAAAGCTTGCCGCGACCTCAGATCAGGCCGCAAAAGACAAAGCCGCTAAAGATGCGGAAGAAAAAGAAAAGGCCGATAAGGAAGCTGCTGATAAAGCCGCCGCCGATAAATCTGCCAAAGATGCCGAAGAAGAAGGCAAAAAAACTGACGAAGAAAAAAAGGCCGAAGATAAAAAAGCTATGGATGCTATGGACGCTGAAATTAAAAAGCTTTCAACAGCAGTTCAAGATGGCGAAAAAACCTTCATGAAGCGCGCTGCTGAAAAGAACCGCCTGGCTGAAAAGCTTTCATTCGTAATCGGTTCATTCGATCATTCCGAAATGACCCTTGATGAAGTCGCAAAATACGGCATCGAGAAACTTGGCCTTAAGGAAGTGCCAGCCGGTACGGAAAAAATCGCACTCGACGGCTTTTTCCACAATCGCACACCCGACACAAGAAAGATTTCAGCCGCCGAAGATGCCGCGCCGAAGTCTGATGAAGTCGATTCTTACATCAACCAAAAAGCAGGAGCATAACCGATGGCTTTTCCAACCACAGTAAATACAGCGCAAGCTTACGGAATTCCCGGCGAGCTTGCTTTTGAAGGCCCACTTCGCGCAAAAGCCATGATTTTAGATTCGGCTGATGCGGCTTACAACGTATTCGGACGCGCATTTACCACGAAATCAGAAGGCGTTGCTCAAGCTGGCGGCACCGGACCTTTCGCTGGTATTCTTGCCAATCCTAAAACAGCGGTATCTTTTGGTACAGCCGCTGGCGGTCCATTGGCTCCATCGAATGTTTTGCCAAACGGTGCGGTTCAAGATATCGCTGATATGGGTATCATGTACGTGACATTGGCTGCTGCCGCAAAAATTCATGATCGCGTTTTCTATGATAACGTGACTGGGATCCTTGGCACAGCTGGTGATTTCAGCGGTACAGGTTCAATTACTACAACCACGCTGACTGTTTCAGCCGTTGATGCAATTTCGGGAAATCTAGGCGTCGGTTCTCAAATCACAGGCCCTAACATTCTGCCGGGAACTTACATCACCGCGCTTGGCACAGGTACAGGCGGCACTGGGACTTATACAGTCAATCAATCGCAAACAGCCGCATCGGGTCAAGTAAAAGCAAATGCGGTTACACCATCCGGCAAAACACTGATTCCTAACGCTCGCGTATCGCACTTCGATGTCGCAGCTGCCGGGCTCGCTGTAATCACAATGACCAATTAAGGAGAGATTAAATGCCCGCAGTTTCAAAACAACATTCCTACATCGGCCCGCGCCAAACAGCGCAACCGATGAACTTTACAAAAGTCGAAGATTATGCCGCGCTTAGAAAAGTTGGTATTTGCCTCGATAGTTCAGACATCAGCAAATTGATGCAATCTGTAGGAATGGACGCGCTTATCAGCCCGACCGTTTCCGGTGCAGGTTCTACCATCAATCAATTCCTCCAATCTTTTTTGCCGGGCCTTGTCCATGTCGCGACACAGCCTCGCTTGATTGATGATTTGATTGGCGTTCAAACCGCCGGATCATGGGAAGATGAAGAAATCGTCCAAGGCGTTTTAGAATATACCGGGAAGGCTCAACCTTACGGCGATTATTCAAACATTCCTCTTTCAAGCTTTGTAGATACTTATGAGCGTCGCACAATCGTTCGTTTCGAAGAAGGTTTGCGAGTTGGCAAGCTTGAAGAAAAACGCATGGCGAAGCAAAATATCAATGCCGCAGCCGAAAAGCGTGAAGCCGCGCAAATCGCTTTGGATATCGAGCGCAATCGCCTCGGTTTCCTTGGCTATAACGGCGGAGCAAATCGCACATATGGTTTCCTGAATGATCCGGGCTTGCCATCATATGTGACTGTTCCAAACGGCGCGGGCGGCACACCGACTTGGGCCACCAAAACTTTCCTTGAAATCGTCGCTGATATACGAACAGCTTTCCGGGATCTTCGCGTATCATCTAATGCCATCATCGACCCGAAAAAAACGCCTGTCACTTTGGCAATTGCTTCGAACTCTGTTGATTACCTGACAGTGACTTCGACATACGGCAATTCGGTAAATGAATGGTTGGAAGAAAACTATCCTTTGACACGCGTTGTTTCCGCACCTGAGCTTAATGGTGCAAACGGCGGTTCAAACGTATTCTATGCCTACGCTGAAAAAACTGCTGGCACATCAACCGATGGTGGCGCGACATTCGTCCAAGTCGTAGCGGCCCGCTTTTTCCTTGTTGGTACAGAACAGCAAGCTAAAGCAATGGTTGAAGATTACTCAAATGCGCTTGGCGGTGTAATGCTTAAGCGTCCGTGGGCTGTCCGTCGCTATTCAGGTATTTAATCAGAAGGAAAATTGAACAATGGCTAAATTTATTTACTCTACCCTTACAAGCGGACAGGCATACACCACATATAAAAAAGGTGGCGGTGATTTGCCTATCCGCGATGCTACCGTGCATATCGATGGCGGATCCAATGTAGCTGATAAGCATTTCATGACGAAAATCGGTGTTCTTACTCAAATCACCGACGCTCAGTATGAAGCGATTAAGGACAATTACGATTTCAAGCTTCATTGCGAGAATGGTTTTATCAAAGTCCTTGATGCTAAATACGACCCTGAAAATATTGCAGCCGATCAGGAAACCCGCGATGAATCCGCACCGCTTGTCGATGCAGATTTTAAAGATAAGCCACCAGTAGTAAATTCTAACGATAAAAAATAATGAGGTAGCGAAATGGCCGACGTAATAGTTTTTGACCCGTCGGCCTTTCGCGCTGCTTTCCCCGCCTATGCAAGTTCATCGAAATATTCAGACGCGACATTAAACGCCTATTTCGATACAGCCGCGATTTACACAACGACAAATGTAAATGAAAGCCTTTTAGGGGCGTCGCAAACCCGCGTTCTTTGGCTGCTAACAGCCCACCTTACCTTCATTTCAGATACAATTGCATCAGGCGGAGCGCTCGGCAATGTATCGCAATCGAGCATCGGGCAAGTATCGGTGTCGATGGATATTCCGACCGCCGCGAATTCTTTTCAATATTGGCTAAACCTATCCCCGTACGGACAGCAGCTTTTAGCCTTGCTGCAGATCGAAAGCGTCGGCGGCATGTATATCGGCGGGCTTCCGGAGCGATCAGCATTCAGAAAAGTCGGGGGCATCTTTTAATGAAAGTCGGCGAGATTATACGCGATGATAAAAAGACCGGAGAATTTCTGATATTTTGCCCGGCTTGCCAATGCGGACATGTTTTCAATACGACGCCTCAAAATCCAAACGGAATGGGCGGCTTTAAAGATGTATGGACTTTTAATGGTGATTTCGAAAATCCTACCTTTCGCGCATCCATGCTTGTAACCGGGACACAGGAATTGACCGAGGAAGAATATCAGCGCGTCATGTCAGGAGAAAAAATCCCTAAACGTCCGACGATCTGCCATTCTTTTGTGACTGATGGCAAAATAGAATTTCTCGGCGATTGCACTCACAACCTAGCCGGGCAAACGGTTGACCTAGAGGACGTTTAAAATGGCTCGGGTGGTCCGAAAGCCGGGGCCGGGCATGGAACAGCTTAAAAACGCCCTTGCCGCATTGGATGATAAGGTCGGCAAGGTCGGTTGGTTCGAGTCCGCTAAATATCCTGACGGCACGCCTGTCGCTTATGTAGCTGCAATTCAGGAGTTCGGATATGCCGCCGGGGGAATTCCGCCCCGCCCGATGCTAAGATCAACGATTAATGAGCAATCGGCGGCTTGGATCGCTTTGGTTACATCAGGGGCAAAGGCGATCATGGCGGGCAATTCGACCACGCAGAACGTCATGGAAGCTTTAGGCCTTCTTGCCGCCGCCGATGTCCGCAAAAAGATTTCGACAATTACGGAGCCCGCGCTTAAGCCGGGAACAATTAAAGCCCGGATGCGGAAGCGCGCCGATAAAAAAACTGTAGGCAATCTTACAAAGCCTTTGGTAGATTCGGGATTAATGCTTGCGACAGTAAACAACACCGTTGAGGACCGATGATAATTCCAGGATCGAATTTATTAAATATGGCCTTGCGAGTTATCCAATCGCAGCCGGTAAACTATTTTAAATTTTTCTCACGTTCTTTAAATAACGAGGGAAATTGGATCACGACCCATTATCCGCCTGAAATGATCAGGGGCAGTGTTCAGCCCGTACCTCGCAATCTTTATGAGAAAAATGGCTTAGAATTCGAAAAGAATTACATAAATTTCTATACAAGCAATGATTTAATTGGCGTCGAAAGGGATATTTCAGGCGATCAAATATCATGGAATGGTCGGCAATATCAGTGCCTTTCGACAGATCCTTGGATTGCATTAGATGGCTGGAGCCAGATTTTATGCGTAGATATTGGCGGGGAAACAATATATTCATCGCCAAATTGGGGCTTTGACGCTGATCACGCTAATTTCGACAATGGGAATTTTTATGCAGGATTTTGAGCTTATTAGAGAAACAATCACTGTTTTAAAAGCCGGGCTTGCAGCACGATCGTTAAATGATGCCTTAATTCAGCAAGCGTTTCAGCCGACCCAACAAGGGACGCCGACGCCGCCATCAATCCAAATTTATAAGTTAAATGATGATCTTATAGGGCATCCGAAAATAAAAGACGTTTGGGATCGAGATCAAGAAATAATGGTCCATACTGAATCTCAGTGGATGGCGGGGACATTCCAGCTCAGCACGTTAAAAATATCAGATCCTAAAATGACCAGTCAAATCAATGCTTTTGACCTTGCCTCAATATGCGTTCAAATTTTAAATGGCGAAAAAGGCAGGCTTGCGCTAAAAGCTAAAGGCATCGGCATTGACCGAATTTCGCAAATTCGAAACCCTTTCTTCAAAGACGACCGGGAGCGCTTTGAGGCCCAGCCCTCTTTTGATTTTACATTGACCCATGAACAAGTCATAATTTTGGCAAGTCCTGTCGTCGAAACTACCGAATTTAATATCAAACGCGTTTAAGGAGAGCCAAATGGCAATTGCTTTTAAAAAATATATCGACATAATTTCGGGGGTTGGCGGCGGTTCTTCTGTGCGTCAAAGGGATTTAATAGGTCGCATCTTCACGACAAATCCGCTTGTGCCTACTAAAACTGTAATCGAATTCACGACGATAGAAGAAGTTGCCGAATATTTTGGCACGACCTCTGAAGAATACGCCCGCGCTGTTTTTTACTTCTCATGGATTTCAAAAAACATTTCTCGCCCGAAAAAACTTTCTTTTGCCCGTTGGGTAAATGCGGCTGTCGCGCCTAGAATTTATGGTGCAAAATCTAATCAAGCCCTTGCAAGCTGGACGCCAATCACAGCAGGTTCTTTTTCCCTGACAATGGGGGCTGATACTAATGTAATGTCGGGATTGAATTTCTCTGCCGCGACTTCGCTCGCCGATGTTGCCGCGCTTATTCAAGCAGCGATCAGAACAAAAACAGGGACGCAATGGACCGCCGCTGTTGTGACTTATGATGCGACAAGAAAAAGCTTCAATCTTATCGGCGGCACAACAGGTGATGCGGTTATTTCAGTTGCAGCCGGCACGTTGGGATCTGATATCGCAGGACAGCTTGGTTGGCTATCAGGTGAAATTCTTTCAGACGGTTCAGCAGTTGAAACATTGACTGAAACAATGATCTTATCCTCAGACGCTACGGATAATTTCGGTTCATTTCTTTTCATGCCCGAGCTTACAATTGATAACTATGTCGAGCTTGCGACATGGAATGCCACTCAAAATAATAAGTTTATGATGATGGTACCGATTGTGGCCGATACTGCACAAACTTGGCATGATGCTTTGATTAGCATTCCCGGTAACGCGCTTACGCTGGCACCAATTGAAACTGAGTTTGATGAAATGGTCCCGATGATGATCGAGGCGGCTACCGATTACACAAAGCGTAATTCGGTCCAAAATTATATGTTCCAACAATTTAACTTGACGCCGAAAGTTACAAAAACTGCGGATTCAAATCTATACGACAGCCTGAGAATAAATTATTACGGTCGAACACAGACAGCCGGACAATTTATCGATTTCTATCAGCGCGGCGTGCTGACCGGGCTTGCTGTAAATCCACGCGATCAGAACGTGTATGCAAACGAGCAATGGCTTAAAGATCAAGCCGGATCATCGATCATGCAATTGCTTCTTGCGCTTTCAAGGGTATCGGCAAACGACGAAGGCCGAAGCCAATTAATCGCAATCGTTCAGTCTGTAATAGATCTCGCTTTGTTTAATGGCACGATCAGCATTGGCAAGTCCCTTAATACAACCCAAAAATTATACATCGGTGAAATTACTGGCGACGATCTTGCCTGGCACCAAGTTCAAAACATCGGATATTGGCTTGATTGCAAGATTCAGGAAATTCAAACTGAAGATGGCGGGATTGAATTTAAAGCCGTTTATACGCTTATCTATTCAAAAGACGATGCAATCCGCAAAGTCGAAGGCACTCATACACTGATCTAGTAAACCCAATTTTAGGAGGCCATCAATGGCAAATGATATCTCAGGCTTCGGCCTAAAAATTCAGATTGTTGCGTCGGTCACTTTTCCGGCGGGCTTTAATATTACCCAATTTGCCAGCGACGCCGACCCGTTTGATTTTGCGGCAATCGAAATCATGGGCCGTGAAATGGGTTTAAACGGTGATCTTGTTACATGGTCTACGCCTAATCCGCTTGATGCCACCATCAATGTTATTCCTGAAAGCGAAGATGATAAAAATCTTGCGGTTCTTTATGAGGCCAACCGGGTAGCGCGTGGCAAAACAAGCGCAAGGGACGTCATTACAATGACAGCGATATATCCTTCAGGTAAAACATTGACATTGACCCAAGGAAAGATTTATTCAGGTATTCCGGGCAATCCAGTCGCATCAGCCGGGCGTATGAAGTCAAAGCCTTATATGTTCGTCTTTGAAAACAAAGTAGGTTCATAAAATCATGTCTCTTATTCAGCCAAAGCAAGTTCAAATTAAAACTCAGGAAGGCGTTGAAAAAACTTATACGCTTTCCAAATTCGATGCGATTTCAGGTCGGGAAATTCTTACTCAATATCCTATCAGCGCAATTCCTAAGCTTGGTGATTACAAAACGAATAAAGAAATGATGCTGAAAATATTATCCTTTGTTGAGGTAACGACCGACGCCGGTACGCAGCAAAGGCTAACAACCGAAGCCCTCATTCAAAGCCATGTGCCTGATTGGGAAACATTGGCTCGCATAGAAGCGGGAATGGTAGAATATAATTGCAGTTTTTTCGGGAACGGGCGGGCCTCGACTTTCTTCGAGGGTATCGCCCAGAAAGTCCCAGCGTTGATTACCAAAATGTTGACGGACTTATCGGCCCAATCATCGCGGAAAGACGCGCCACCCTCCACGAATTAAGGACCATCTATTCGCTCGAAGATGCCTTTTTGATGTGGGAAACTATCGTTATTCCTCGATATAACGAACACCTAGCCATCGAACACGCAAAAGGGAAAAATAAATAAAATGTCTTTGTTAGAAACATTCCTTATCTTGTTCGAATCCGACTCCAAAGATGTCAAGGAGGGCGCGGATCAGGCCGACAAATCAGTCAAAAAGCTTGAAGATACAATCGGCAAAACAGACAGCGCGACAGCAAAGCTTGGCGGATCCCTTGTCGGTGCCGCAAAATCAGCCGCCGGGCTTCTTGCCGCATTCATATCCGCCGGGGCTGTCGCTGCAAAGTTTTCAGATACAATTCATTTTGCCGATCAGCTTGATGAAGCAAGTGAAGCTTTAGGAATTAGCGTTGAGAATTTAAGTGCGTGGGGCGATGCCGCTAAATTGGCTGGCGGATCATCCGAAGGCTTTAGGGCCGATGTCGCTACATTAAGCGCAAACATGGCGCAGCTCGATACGCTTGGAAAGTCTCGAGTTCAGCCGTTCTTTAAAGAGCTTGGAATTTCAATGACCGAGGCGGGAGGAAAAGCAAAAGACCCGCTTGAACTATTCAAAGAAATTTCAGGTGCTTTTGAGGGAATGAGCAAAGCCGAATCTATTGGTTTCGGTCGAAAGCTTGGCTTAAGCCAAGGCACAATCATGCTATTGCAACAGGGGCGGCGCGGGCTTGATGAACTTATTCAAAGACAAAGGGAATTAGGCGTTGTCACCGCCGAGCAAGCTAAAGAGGCCGCGCAATGGAAGGACACGATGGACGATCTTTCCCATGTATTTAGAACAATTGCCGGGTCTATATTACGGGTATTGCTCCCGCCGCTTACAATGCTTGGAAAAGGTTTTGTCGCTGTCGGTAAATTTGCAAATGAAAACGGTCAGATAATTTCCAGCGTCCTTATTGCGGTATCAGGTGCGCTTTTATATCGCCTTGCCCCGGCAATCGCCGCTGTAGCCCTTGAATTCATCGCTGTGCCGCTTTTAGCTTTCCTTGCAACTGCGTCGATTGCCGGATTTGGAGCCGCTGTAGGCATAGCCGCCGCCTCGGTGTGGGCCTTTTTATCGCCTATTCTACTTGTCATTGCTGTTGTAGCCATTGCCGCGCTTGTAATTGATGATCTGTGGTCGGCTTTCAATGGCGGTCCCTCGGTAATTGGAAAGACAATTGAATGGCTTAAAAGCTTTGGCGACGATTTAATCTGGCTAATGGATAAGATTAAGGAATTCTTTAATTTCGGTGGGATTAAAGATTTTGTAATGAATGGCGTTGCTGCTATTCAAGGCGCGGCTTCTAACGGCCTTGCGGCACAATCCGCCGGATCTGTTGCTACTTCGGGCATTGGATTAAAAACCAATTCTAGGACCGTAAACACAGGTGATATAAATATTCAAACGCAAGCGACGGATGCCGAGGGCATTTCAAAATCAATTGGGACATCATTGCAACAGCATATGAACCAAACAATCGATGCTAATGACGATGGAGTTTTGATGTAAATGCCATTATTGGACGCCGCAGTTCCCGTAGCCTCAGCCGATGCCGTAGCCGTATTTGATGAAAATTTCAATCAGGTATTTCCACGCGCACGGCCTTTTAAAGTTGCCGTGACAAAGACCGCGACAGTTATGCAACACCCCGTCGAAACAGGTGAGCAGATCACGGATCACAGGGTTATAGATCCTATCAAAATTCAACTTTCCGTTGTCTTGCAAGCGGAGGATTTCAGAAGCACTTATCAACAGATTGCTCAACTATTTCTCGATGCCGCAATTCTTACGATGCAAACAAAAGCTTCGACATATACAAATCTAATTATTTCAGAAATGCCGCATGATGAAGATCAATCAATGTTTAATGCGATTGCGGTCGCCATTAAGATGCAAGAAGTTGTTATTGTAGAGGCTCAATACGGTAAGCTTCCAGCCCGCAAAGTCGCAAATAAAACACAAACATCGACGGTTGACAGGGGCGAACAGCAAGGCAAAACTCAACAGCCTAAAGGCAGCGTTTTATATAGGACATTTTTCGATTGATCAACGTACCCATTGCACAGCTTTCAAATCAATCTTTTTCCGCCCGTTTAGAAAATGCGCGGTATAATTTCACGATCAAGGAAGCGCGTGGAATAATGGTGATGGATATTATCAGGAATAATGTGCCGATCATATCAGGACAGCGCATCGTCGCCGGGCGCGGTATCATTCCTTATCAATATTTAGAAAACGGAAATTTCGTAATCCTTACCGAGAATGATGAAATTCCTTATTATACAAATTTCAACGATTCCCAATTCCTTTACTATTTTACCACGATGGAACTTTCAGAACTAAGGGCGGAATAATGGCATTAGATGATCGCATTGTTCGCATTGGTATCGAGATTGATGGACAAATAAAATATTATGAAGGTCTTGCTATTACAGCCACAGGGACCAAATTCGCAAACGCAAATCAGAATTGCGCTACCGTAACAATTGCAAATTTAGATAAAAAAACCTGCGATTATATTTTAACGGAAACATCGCCCTTTAATAAAAACAGAAGCCCAAAACGCTTGATCATTGAGGCTGGCCGGAAATCGTATGGCTATACGCAGATTTACATTGGCGACATTACAAAAGCAAAGCCCTCACAGCCGCCGGATATAACATTGACCATCGAGGCCCAAACCGGGGCAAGCCTTAAGGGTAAGATCCTGGCAAGAAATCAACCTTCTCAAATGGCCTTGCGTCGCATTGCAAAACAGGTCGCCGAGGATAACGGCCTTACTTTAGATTTTCAGGCCACAGATAAGAATATTGCAAATTATTCCTATACGGGAGCCGCTTTAAAACAGGTTGATAAGCTGGGCGAAAGCGGCCTTGTAAATGCTTATGTAGACGATAACACGCTGATTGTAAAAGATACCAATGTCCCGCTTACCGGAAAAACCCGAATTCTAAATTTAGATACCGGGATGATTGGAATTCCCGATCTAGATGAACAGGGATTAAAGGTTACTTTTTTTATCGATAACCAAACAACGCTTGGTAGCGGCCTTGAGGTTACAAGTAAAATAAATCCAGCCGCCAACGGGATTTATGTTATTTATAAATTATCTTTTAATATTGCAAGCCGCGATGTGCCTTTTTATTGGATCGCTGAATGTACAAGGTATGAATAATGGTCGATAAACCATCACTAGACCCGGCAGACAATGGCACCTTGATGGGTGTTTTTCGTTCTGTCCTGAATAAAATGCTTCAAAATGTTGATGATATGCTGCCCGCTTTGGTCGTTGCCTATGATCGAGATAGCAATCGGGCGCAAGTCCAGCCTTTGATTATGGTTGTGACAACTGAAAAGCAGCAAATAAGCCGGGCGCAAATTGCGTCGGTCCCTGTCTTTCAGATAGGAGGCGGAAATTTCATGTTAAATTTTCCCATTAAAAAAGGCGACTTTGGTTGGATAAAAGCCAATGACCGCGACATTTCTCTTTTCATGCAATCGATGAAAGAATCGCCGCCTAACACCATGAGAAAAAAGAGTTTTGAGGATGGCGTTTTCTTTCCGCAAATAATGCGCGATTTTGTAATTAATGATGAAGATGCAGAAAATGTCGTATTGCAAACGCTTGATGGCACACAAAGAATTGCAATATGGCCTGATAAGGTCAAGATTACATCAGATCAAAGGGTCATTGTAGATGCCCCGCTTACAGAATTTACCGGGGCTATAATTTGGGGAACAAACCCTGAATATGAAGATACAATAACCGGAATAGGGAACATCATCACAACGGGTGATGTGATCGCCCAGGATATTTCTTTAGTAACTCATACCCACGGCGGCGTTCAGACAGGCGCAGGAAATACAGCGGAGCCGAATTCATGACAAAATCTTTTTCAACGAATCCAAATAACGATATTTTTATATCACCTGACGGACAGCTTTCAATCAGCTCAGACCTTTCCGCCGTTTTGCAGGCATGCCAACAAGCGGCTCAAGCGCAATTGGGAGAAATGGTTCTTTCAATCGATCAGGGAGTGCCTAACTTTCAGACAATTTGGCGCGATGCTGCAAACGTAGCTCAATTTGAAGCCTATGTACGACGGGCGCTCCAATCTGTTACAAATGTCCTTGAGGTATCAGAATTCAATTCAAAGGTTTCTGACAACAAAATATCTTATTCGGCAACCATTTTGACAACTTTTGGAAGGGCACAATTAAATGGCTGATTACGAATATCTGAATAATTCGGGAGTTATATTGCCTGATACATCGGATCTTTTAACCGAGGTTCAAGAAGAATTCCGTGCCGCTTTCGGTGCTGATTTAATTGTCGATCCTTCGACGCCTCAAGGTGTTTTAATAACGGCGGAAGTTTTAGCGCGGGATTCGGTCATTAGAAATAATGCCGCCCTCGCAAATCAAATAAATCCCGATATTGCTGGCGGTGTATTTTTAGATGCAATCGGCGGTCTAACAGAATTTGAAAGAGATAAAGCCACAAGGTCATATGTACTTGCTGATGTTGAAGGCGTTTCCGGCACTATAATTCCGCAAGGCTCAAGGGCAAAAACTTCAGCCGAAGATATTTTCGAAACAACTGACGCAGTTTTAATTGGCGTTGGTGGAACAGCTCAAGTCACTTTTCAATCTGTTGAATTTGGGCCTATCCCGGCACCGATAGAAGCCCTTAATCAGATCGTCGATGCTATCCTTGGTTGGGAAACGGTTAGTAATCCTCAATCCGCCATCGTTGGACAGCTTGTTCAATCCGATCAAAGTTATCGGGCATTGAGAAAATTGACTTTAGCCGGGCAAGGGATTTCTCTAGTCGAAGCGCAAATATCAGATTTGTATAAAGTGCCTGAAGTAAGAAGCCTTACTTTCCGTGAAAACGTCACTGATAGCACTCAAACAATCGATGAAGTCTCAATGGTTGCACATTCCGTTTATGCTTGCGTAGATGGCGGCACAGACCAAGATATAGCGGCCTCTTTGCTTGAGAATAAAAGCGCAGGGGCAAATTGGAATGGCGGCGTTACTGTCAATGTTGTAGAGCCCGCAAGCGGTCAATCTTATGCGGTAAAATTTTCCCGCCCTACCGTGATTGATATATTTGCCGAGGTGACAGTTAAAGTAAATACATCACTGATAGATCCCCAATCCGCTGTAAGAAATGCAATATTACAATACGCTAATGGCGAGCTTGATGGCGAGCGCGGTCTTGTCGTCGGAGCTTCTGTATCAGCCTTTGAATTTTCGGGGGCAATAAACAGATATGCGCCTGGAATTTATGTTCAAGATTTACAAATTAAAAAGTCCGGCGGGACATTTTCTAATGAAGAAATCCCGATAAAGATATTCGAGATTGCTAAAATTACAGGATCTTCAATAACTGTAAACGTGGTTTAAATGAGCAGAATTCAAGAATTTGATTATAGCGTCGATTTAATGAAAGCATTGTTGTGGCAATACAACGACGCTGAGAACTTGCAAAAATTATTAGAGCTTAAAAACGAATGGTATATTAAAAACCAGACTGAATTTTGGTCAAATTGGTACAACGATGTATTTAATCTCAAGACCGCAAACGCTTTTGGGCTTTCAGTTTGGGCGATCATTCTTGATATTCCGATCACCGTTCAAGTTGGACCATCAGCCCCCGACAAGCCAACATGGGGATATGGCGAATTTAACAAGAATTTTGAAAATGGTAACTTTTCAAGAAGCCGGGGCGGGGCTTTATCATTAACTGTTGAACAATCAAGAACTGTTTTAAGGCTTCGCTACTTTCAAATTACCAGTCGCGGCACGGTTCCTGAAATCAATAGGTTCTTGAAATTGTTGTTTAAAGACCTTGGCCCGATCTATGTGCGCGATAATCTTGACATGACTATGACCTACGTTTTTGGATTTCAGCCTAGTTCGCAACTGCTGTTCGTGTTAGAAAGGTATGATATTCTGCCTCGACCAGCTGGTGTTGCTGTCGATTCTGTGGTCGAGCTTATCCAATATTGGGGCTTTGAACCTTTCCGCGAAAACTTTGACAACGGTAATTTTGGAGAAAGTTAATGCCTAAGTTTTTTAAAACGCCTTTTGCAATTAGCGGTGATAAATCGGCAATTCCAGAAGCTTTACAGCCATCCGGTGAGGTTTCATATGAAGAAGGATTTGGATTTGATTACGAAAGAGATCAGACATCAGACCCGCTTGCAAAAGATGTTCCACGCGATCAATCGAACCAGCTTTATTTTGATGTAACAGAAAACATTGGCCTTTGGCAGCGCCATGGCTATCCAGACTTTATTACAACAGCCGCAAATGGCGGGACACCTTTTGATTATGATATCCATTCGTATGTTCGCTGGGATGATGGTGCGGGCGCAGATGTATATGAAAGCCTTGTAGACGCAAATACATCATTGCCTTCAGACGAAACTAAATGGCGTCGGGTCCGTCCTGTTTCAGGAATCCCAACCGGATCAGGCATGGATTATCACCTATTAAATATTCCTGATGGCGGGTGGATATGGGCCGACGGTAAAACGATTGGCTCGCCATCATCAGGCGCGACAAATAGAGCTAACCTAGATGTCTACAATCTTTTTGTTAGCCTTTGGTCAAGCCAATCGAATGCCGTTCTTCCAATTCAATCTTCAACAGGCGCGGCATCGGTTCGTGGAATAAGCGCGGCGGCTGATTGGGCGGCAAATAAAAGGCTCCCTGTTCCTGATAAACGCGGTCGCGGTTCTGTTGGAAAAGATGATATAGGCGGAACCGCTGCAAATAGATTGACAGCCGACACACCTCAGGGCATCAACGGTTCTGTCCTTGGCGCTTCTGGCGGAGAACAATCTCATGCAAACATTGACGCTGAAAATGGTACTCATACGCACGGTCCGGGTACATTGGCAATTCTTCCAGCGGGAAATCACAGTCATGGATATGTGAATGAAAACGGAGGCGGTAATGTCTCTGGCGGTATCAACGCACCTACAGCACAGGTCGGTCTTATCGTTCAGACGCAAACAGCCGGGGAGCATGTTCATGATTTTACCGGGACCGTTGGCAATTCAGGTAGTGGAACACCTCATAACAATGTGCAGCCATCTTTGGTTTGCAATTACATCATCAAGCTTTAAGGATTTTAAAACATGGCACAAAAATTTTTTCGCATACCTTTCGCCTCTGTCGGAACAAAAGTAACCATCCCTGAAGCAACGCAATCAGATGGTGCGGTATCTTACGAACAAGGATATGGCGACAAGTATTCTTTGCCGACAACTGATCCCGATACTAAAAAAATTGAACGCTCAAAGATGAATTACCTCTTTAGCGTTATCATGGAAAATATAAGAATTTTACAAATTCGCGGTACGCCTGATTGGATTGCGGCTGCTGATAACAATGGCGTAGATTTCCCTTATGAAATAAATGCTATTGTCCGATATAATGACGTTGTTTATCGATCATTGACAAATTCAAATACAGCCTTGCCGACCGATCCGGCATACTGGGTGGCCTTTGGATCTACATCAGCACCGACATCAGGCGGGACGGGCATCACGACATATACCCTTGGTGATATTCTTTACGCATCAGCGACAAATGTTCTTTCAAAGCTTGCAGGAAATACCGTCGCATCAAAAAGATGGTTGAGACAGACAGGAACCGGAAGCGCATCAGCCGCGCCCGTTTGGGACCAGCCCGCATTTTCCGACCTATCAGGCGGCGTATCATCGGCACAGGGCGGCGCGGGAACAATCAACGGTATCATAAAGGCTAATGGCGCGGGTGTTACCTCGCAAGCTGTAGCCGGTACGGATTACGTTGTGCCAGGCAATGCCGTCGGATCTGGGCTTTTGGTAAAAGAAAGCATGATGATAGCTGTATCTGATCAGACATCAAACCTGACAGCAGGGGCAGGAAAGCTTACTTTTAGAATGCCTTATAATTTCACTTTGACCGAATTGCCTCGGGCTAGTGTTAAAACGGCTTCAACAGGATCGACAATCATTGTTGATATAAATGAAAATGGCGCATCGATATTTTCAACAAGGCTTTCAATCGATATAAGCGAAAAATCTAGCGTAACCGCTGCTGTCCCGGCTGTTTTATCTGATACAACGCTTTCGAGCGATAGCGAAATCACGATTGATATTGATCAAGTTGGTTCTCTTGTTCCCGGCGTTGGATTGGTAATTTATCTCATAGGGCGTCAATCATGAGTTTTTTTCTATATCCTTTTTTGTTTAGTACAACAGCTTTAGGATATCTTGTTGATCCTGACTCTAAAAACAATTTGCTCGACCCTGATAGCGGCGAGCCTTTAAGCGACCCGGACGCTGGCTTTACTATTTTTCCGATGGTTCAATCTTTCTACAATCGCTGGATGAATACCGAAAGCTTAGAGCAGCTTGATTTTGATGTTCCTCTAACTGCCGAAAATTACGCGGATCCAGAAGTAAACGATAAATGGGACCATTTTAATGACATGTATGTCGGCACAACGACGCCAAACGGCTATGTGCTTGGTACGCTTATTGGCCCGGCATCAGGCAGAACATTTTCTTTGACAGGATCCGGCGCAGCTGGATTATCGGTAAGCAGCTCAGGCGTTATTACACTGACAGACAATTCCACTTGGAACACTGAGCAAGTCAAAAGCGTCAATCTTGTCGTTTCAGATTTAGGAACTTTCCCCTTTACCATTCAGGTTAGGCCAAATAATTCTGGTGCGGTATATGATCAAAGAACCGGGTTTCTTGACCCTGATAACGGCGACGATGCAAATTCAGGATGGCAACCACATTTGCCAAAAAAGACATTGGCATCATTACAATCATCAACAGGCTTTGCGCTTAGAACAAGAGTTAAGCGAGGGACAGTTTTAAACGAATCTCAAATTTACATTCCCGGATTATCAAACGGAAGTACGCAAGCGCAATTTGGCGCATATGGCGATCCGTCTTTGCCACCTGTTAAATTGAACGTCACAGCCGCCGCCGCTATGGTCCGGGCCGCATCAGGAATTACCAACGTCGTCGTATCAGATTTTGATATTTACGGCGGAACAAGCACATCACGCGGAATATCTATGCTAAATACTAACAGCGTTACATTCAAGCGCGTCAGGGTGATGTCAAATCCTGCTGGCGGCGCAAATGGTCAAGGCTTTTATTTCTTTGGCGGAACAGGAAATAAAGTTAGATGGTGCGCTACATCAGGCGCGGTGATTGGCGACAGCCTTTATGGTACTGCTTGCAATAATTTCGAATCAAAATTCAATGATTGGGGTCCAAGAAACGGTGCTGCCGGAGATCATATCGAATTTACTGATGAAAATAATTTAAGCCAAACAAACAATAACGTCATAATTTCTGACAATATTTGCCGCCATAGTGAAGCTACGGATAGCGGCAAAGGTAATATTGTTATGGAGGGCGTAAATAATTGCGTCGTTGAAAACAATTTCTGTTGCGGAAATCTAGCTTTCTTTAACGTGACATCAATGGGCCGTTTTATGACGGTTAGAAATAATTACGGCTACAAAGCAAACCTTGCCGGGCAAGCAACCTTTGGTGTAGGACAAAGTGCCGATTTCATTTCCTACAACGTGAAAAATCATCACAATACTTTCTTCGATACTTCACGCGGTCTGTATCGAGGCGGATTCCCGAAAACAAATTATACTTGGTATCGTGGCGATGGCTATGATTTCGGCAATACAATTATCAATGCCTATACCCTTTATAGATGCAGCGAAAGAAACACAGGCGCGGTTAAATATAACCTCGGGATAAATTGTGTATTGCAAGCCCCTGAGATTGTCGGTCAAGGTTCTGTCGTTGCAAATAATACAAAAACCGGGACAATCACGCTTGCAGGAAATATAGCAACATTTACGACATCAAGCGGATTTCACAATTTAAGAAAAGCCCGCATCACAATTTCAGGTCAAGCGCAGAGCGAATATAACGGTGTTTGGTCTGGCAACGCGATCAACGAAACTCAATTCCAATGGACAATGCCAGGGACGCCATCAGCCCCGACAGGCACATGCACAATGACCCAATTTTGGGATAGTAATGCGATTGACACGACAGAGAATTTCTATCAAACAAATGAAGGTCCAAGGCTTGCCGTTCGACCGACTATGGACGTAAATCCTCAAGATGGCGTGACGGTTACTTGTCTTACGACGCCTCAACCCGGAATTACATACAGCTATCGACGCTATATAAACGGCTTGCCAATTGCTGATAATATTAATGACCCGTCATTTTCTATCCCGGCATTAACATCTAATACGATTGATCTTTATAGACTTACAAGCGATCAATCTGCTCAAATGAGCGTAGAAGTTACCGCGACAAGGACATCAGACGGGGCAAAATCTATTGTCATGGCTATTTGGCCTTCAAAGAGAATTTTTGAAACAATCATCCCATAGGAGAATTTATGTCTGAAGATTTTAATGGCTTCGAAAAATTGAGCGTGTTGCTTCCAACTGACGTTTTTACTTACTTTAGCCCGGACGGAAGCTTTGTCGCGCCTTTAGATGGCGGCATTCCAACGAGAATGAAAACTTGGAGCCCGTCAAAACTGTTGCTCGATTCTTGCAATATCGGAACACCCGGCGCAAATTCTTTGCTTTATTACAGCACGACATCAGGGGCTTTTATTCCGATTACTATAGGAAGTGGTTTGGCGGTTACAGGCGGAGCCTTGACAGCAACATCGGTCGCAACGGGAAATGTTACCGGGCCTGTCACATCGACAGAAAATAATGTCGCAAGATATGGCGCAAACGGACAAACGATAAAGGACAGCACAGTCCGAATTCTTGACGACGGTTCAATGATCGTAAGCCCTACCGTATTCAATGGTTTTGTTGTCGGAAGAAACGGCACAACAAACCCCGCCCTTATTATTGATTGCTCAGCCTCTGGAGGAAACACCGGGTTCGCAATTGTTCCTGGCACAAGCAGCCCTTCACTGATGTATGCAATTAGCCCTTCATCAAATTGTGGTGCTGATTTTTCTTCTAAGGGAAGCGGCGCGGCTAGACTTCTTTCCAACAATCAATGCGTTTTCAGGATCGGAAGCAATGATCGTCTTATAACTACAAACGTTTCTCATACTTTTACTGCTGGCATAGATGGATCAGCTGGTTTTGTTCGTTACAATTTTTCAGGCGCGGCAAATACTGGACTTACTGCATCAACTGAATTTACTCAGATGTTTATAAACTTCGGTCAGACGAACACTCACGCGACAGGCAACATTACGGAACAGCGTGATATCCGTATTTCACCAATGACGCATGCTTTCTCGGGAACATCAACAATTGCAAAGGCTGCAACTTTATCTGTAGATGGCGCACCGATTGCCGGGGCCAATGCTACAATTACCAGATCTTATGCGTTTGATGCAAAAACAGGCGTTTCTTATTTTGGCGACGGTATTGTTTTCAAAGCCCCGGATGGTGGTTTGTGGAAAGTCGGTGTCGATAATGCGGGCGCTCGCGTAGCAACAACATTTTAATGGAGTAGTAAATGCCCCCTTTTGAAGTTCGTCAAATTCTTCAAGTCGGCCTTTTATCAGACCTTAGATTGCAGCCTGTTGATTTAAATGTCGCCATTCTCATGGTCGGCATGAATTCAATGGACGATAACCTTGGCGGTTTTTATCGCTGGGATGCGACAAGCGCAGTTGCTGAGGATCAGTTTTTGAATTCCGTTGTTTCTAGCATGTCGGAAACAGGCCGTTGGGTTAGGGTCTTTCAGCGCGTCAGACAATTGCCTCATGGAATTCTTTGTTATAATGGCGGAATTAAAACATTCTACGGTGCTGGAACTGTCAACGGCAGCTCAGAATCTTCCGTATATTTAACGATGGATGGCACGGCGGGCGGTACTGCCATTTTTTCAAACGTGCTTGCGACAAATTGCGAGGCGACCGCCAACATATCAAATGCAAACGATGTGATCACGGCTTGCAGGAAATCCCTTTCAGTCGATCTTAAAACTCTGACTTATTATTTTTCCAGAGGAAACACGCAAACATTGGCTGGCACACTCGTTGCCATCGCGGGAACTGTAATAACTGCTTTAAGGGCCGCACCATCAGGCACAGCGGTTATATTTAAGGCAGAGGGTCTTTAAATTATATTTACCTTTGAGAATATTTTCTGTACCTTTGGGGAAATAAACTACTCAAAAGGAACAATCGAAAATGATAAAAAACTTTGATGCAAATATTCTTGACGTTTCAGGAAAAGAAATTTTAGAAAATGGCAATCCGACACCGCTGAAAAGAATTGTTGTGGATGCACTTTATTCTTCAGCTCCTGATGATGTTCATATCAACGGTGAAGAAAAATTAAAGCGGGCTTTGCTTGCAAAAAAGATTTTCAAAGGTGGCGATATTGAAATCACAACAGACGATCTTATAATGATCAAGAAGCTATGCGGCGAAAGATGTTCGACCCTAGCTTATTCTCAAATTCACGACGTATTAGAATCCTAAATCAGGGAATTTGTTGATGGACGCCGAAGTCGAACGCTTAAGAACCGATGTAAGTAATTTATCGGCAAAGCTCGATCAGGCGTCCAATCTGATAACTCGCGTTGCGACGCTGCAAGAACAATCCGAAAAAGCCAAAGTCGAAGAACGCCTTGAATTTCGTGAAATGGTGCGCGTCGTAGGTACGATTACCTTGCAAATGACTGAATTGAAAGATATTCAGGCGCAACTTTCGGCGCAAAAAGAAGATATCCGTATTAATAAACACGATATTTTAGATATTAAATCGTCCGGTTTAAAGCTTGCGGAGCTTGTAAAAGAGTGCATCGATAAATCTACAGCTGCAAAAATAGAAGAAACAAAGCAGCGAACCGAAATCGATGAACTTTTAAAATTCAGGGACCGGGAAAGAGAACGCAATGATCGAGAGGGCGCGCAACATAAAACTTTGTGGGCCAATTATGAGGCGGCAAAAGAAAAAGAAACTAAAGCAGCCGGCGCGGAAGAATTAAAGACAAAGACATGGAAAATTGTAACTGGTACAATTGCTTTTACTGCCTCGATCATCGGTGGGGTGATTTATTTTTTTGAATGGTTAAATAGCTAAAATGTTCGGCTGGACTAAATCAAAACCTAAAACCGCTGCTGTTGCTGGCGGATCCATGATCACCGTCGCTGCCGCAGCCGGTAGCCTTATCCTCGGCGACATCAAATCCTATGAGGGTCGCAGCCTTAAGCCATACAAAGACATCGCAGGGATATGGACCTATTGCGATGGCGAAACGCTCAATGCAGCCCAATATCTGAAAAAGGTTTTCACAAATCAGGAATGCGACGCCATCACACTTGCCCGGTCAATTCAGGTGGCCAATAAGATTTGCGACAGCGTTTCCCGTCCTATAGGCGGCAATCAGATCCGGGCCTTTGCGACATTCAGCGACAACGCCGGATATGGCGCGTGGCTTGGCTCTACCGCCCGACGCGAATTCAACAAGGGAAATGTAACGCTTGCCTGCAATTCCCTGATGAAATTCATCTGCTATAAGCCGCCAAACGGAAAAGGTGAAACCCGCCGAGGCCAACCATGCTATTCTAAGGCCGGAAATCTTGCCGTATCTAAGGGGCTTATAAATCGCCGCGAAAGTGAACGTGATAAATGCCTTGCCCCTTGGGATGGCGTAAAACTTCCTGAAGGAGTAAAATGCCGATGAAACCCTTGCTGATCATAATTTCCGTCATGGCTTTGATAATTGGAGGCGAAAGCCTGTGGATTAAATCGCTTTATTCCGACAAGGCCGAATTGAAAATCGAGCGCGATGCGGCAAAAGCGACAGCCGATCAGTGCGAAAAAGACAAATCTATTACATCGGAGGCTATGAATGATGCTGAAAACCGTTTTAATTCTGTCGCTAGCCAGCTTGCTAATCTTAAGCGGGTGCGAACAAATCCCCGATGTGTCCCGATTACCCGCTAAACCTGTCAATGTAATGACCCCGCCCCCGGCTGAAAATCAGCTTACAGCGATGGCAGAAGCTACCGATGGCGCACAGGGCCTTAAAGAAGATTGGTTGCTTGGACAGGCCGCTATAAGCGAAACATTGCGGCAACAGGTCATTGTCCTGCAGAAATTTATTAACGATACATGGCGAAGCCGGGGATATGATTAATCGCAAGCATTAAGTATCAGTTTGCGTTTTGGCGCAATTTCGCAATTTTGGAACTTTGTTTCACGTGAAGCATTGGCGATCAAAGGAAATATCCCCATGTCCATTTCAATAATTTTGTTAATTCTAGCCTTGGTCTGTTTCATTCTTGCCGCCATTCCGGGCATATCCACAAAAGTAAGCTTTTTGCCAATCGGCCTGGCACTTTGGGTGTTGGAAGTAATTATTAGTTGAGCTATAAAATGATTTCAACTTTCTCCCCCCAGAAAGACGGAAGCCCTCGGACCTTAAAATCCGGGGGCTTTTTCTATGGCTTATTTTTGATGGAAATATATTGCCCTGTCACCGGGTCGCGCCTGTCATTTTGCAGGGCTTTATCAAGCTGAATTTTTAATGACTTATTTTCTTTGATCATATCGACCAAAAAGCGACGTAAGCAGCGAGATTCTTCCCGCGCATCAAGGGTAGAAATCAGGGCTTGATAAAGCCTGTATCTTGAAACCCAAGGCCATTTCATAAAATCAGTATGCCAGAAAAAGAAAATCCCCGCCAAGGGAGAAACAAGGCAGGGACTTTCGACCAAAATCTTAACTCAAAAAATAATTGTAGGGCTTTAATCTACGGCTTCATGATTGGCCTCCCTTGTAAGATTTTTTTCCATTTCCAATTTATCAGGATGAAAAATATATCCTCATTCGACCCGGGTAGGAAGCTTTTAGTCTGAATAAAATCCCGGGTTACGTTTTTGGATTTCAGCCTCGATTGCTTCAAATACTTTAAGATCAATTGCCGATTTAGGATTATTCAATACCCGGCGGCGGTACAAATCCCAATAAGCGTGAATTTCCTGATTTGTAGCGCATTCCCATCCTATGCCCCCGTCCATGCCACAGCCCTCAAAATAACGATGGCTGGGCGCGTGAAAGCTGAAAGGCGTCTATTTCATCCTTTAATGCTTTGGCGGCTTTGACGGTCGGATTATCGGTGCTTTTTAACTTATCCTGAAGCTTTGAAAGCATGTCTGATATCGCGGCCTCTATAACAGCCTCCCGGCTTTCATATCCAATACGATTATAGACGCCTGGCATATATCCGCCGCCGCCATTCCCGACGTAATATGAAAGACCATAAAGCCAATGCCCGCCGGGTGCCTGAATGAAATTGATTTCAACGTAGGCTGTATAATTTTTCCCGATGCGGATTTCCTCGCCCTCGGTAAATATGCCATGTTCATTCAATCCGTTTTTTCCGATGCGGGCTCCATGCGCCCAAGCCATAAGCTTTTCATGCTTTGGGTCGTCGGTGCTAACGTGCGCGTCAACTTTTTCCCTGAATGCCTGAAAGTCTCGCACTATTCAACGCCTAAAGAATTTTGCGTCGGTTCTTTTTTCTCTGCTTTCGCATCAGCCGGGGCAAATATCCATGATATTATTTTGACCATGCCTTCGGAATCCAATGCCCGGCCTTGCTCAAGGCGCGTCATTGTTGAGGGGTGCAATCCGATTTCAGCCGCTAATTCACTGCTGTTGATATCGTATTTTTGTCTGTAGGCGATAAGCATTTTAGATAAGTTTTTCATTTTAATTCCTTTCGATTATTGCTGATAAAATTGATACGGTTATTACTATCAGCGTCCAAATACCCCATGTACGCCAAAAGAATTGTTTGTTATTCCAATGCGGATATTTTGCCCGCATCAGCTTTGAAAGTTGCCAAGCACCTATAAACTGCACAATTGAAACAAGGATAAGATTGATCATTTTGATGCCTTTGAAGATTTTTTTTCTTCCTGATCATTGGCGGCGAAAAGCATATCGAAGGTGATGCGCTTTCCTTGGTATTTATTGCCGGGGATTTTATCGCCCCCGGCTATCAATAATTTATTATTCATGTCCTGCACCATTAATCAGCCTCCGTCAGATTGATAAACGGCGTGGCGGAATTAGCCAGACCGCATTCGATTTCAAGCGCGGTGTTGATCGCTTTCATCAAATTGTGGCCTTTCTTTTTATCGCCTAGCGTCAATCCGATAATAATTCCATCAGCCCACAAAAGCGCGTGAAACTGATCGATGTCGACGCCCCCACCATATCCGCCCGAAATAAATCCGTAGCCTCTTGGCTTTGTGCCTCCAGCCGCATAAATGGCACAAATTAAATATTCTCTATTCGTGAAAATATCATCGATGGTTTTTTTGTAATCAGCCGACATTTTTTACCTCGGCTGAAAACCATTTTTGATCTTTACCCGATATCGGCTTTACCGTCATGTGGTCAAAGCCTAATTCATCACCCAAAGCCTTCCACGCTCGGTTTGCATTTTCCTGTGGCGATGATGGCTCGACGCCGCCGACAACCATATACGGGACAGGCTTGCAAGCGTCCAAAATCTTTTTAAGCTGTGCCTCGGACATTAAAAATTCTTTACGTTCAGTCATCAGATTTTTCCTTTTCGGTTTTAAGTTTAAATTTCATCATTGCGGCCCGAATACGTTCAGCCTGAATTGATTTTCGGCCTTTGGTGTTCTGATCGCAAATTTCGGCGGCGAGCATAAGCCCGTCAATAATACCGTTTGTGTAGGGCATTTTATCGGGGCTTATGTTCATAATTTATTTTTCCTTTAAATCTTCGCGCAATGCGTTGTAAAGCTTATCAAGGATTTCGTGGTAGCCCGGATTTGCGGATTTAATTTTTTCAAGATCCGCTTCTTTATCGCCCCACCGGATATAAAGATCATCAGGATCGACCGCAGCTTTCAGGTATTCTTTTACTTCAGCTGCAAGCGTTTCAATCTCTCCTTGCGGCTTTTCAGTTTTTGGCTTTGGCTGTTCCTTTTCTTGATTTTGTGGCGGATTGGATTCCTGATTTGTTTTGGGCGGCGCGGATTGCAAAAGCTTTAAAGGCTTGACAACAAATTCAACCCGGCGACCTTTTGCGACTGTCAGGGCGATTTTTTTATCGCCATCGATATCGGTCGCGTGGCTGATGCGAATGCCGCCGACCGTATCTTTTCCGAATTTAACATCAGGGTCGCGGAATAGCCTTACCGTGCGGCCCCGATAATATGTGTCGGCTTTTTCTCCCGCTTCTTGCCCCCACACTTCTAGCAAGACGCGACGCATGCCGAGCGATGGTTTCCAAGGCTTTCCTTTGTCGCCTTCGTATGAAATCGAGATAGGCTGTTCCTTTGAGCCCGTTTCTTTTACGCCTGTGATTTTAACGTCCATAGTTTTTCCGGCAAAAAGATCATCGGCATTAAGCTGATCAGTTTTAGGGGCTACGGTTTTTGTGATATCTGCTGTCATGTTCATTCTCCTTTAAGCTGATATGTCTTCAATCCGACGGGGCGTCGGGATGAATTTATGTTCGGCAATTTTGTCGCCGTATTTGTCGCACATTTCTTCAACATCTGCGTCGAATTTGATGGCGGCTTCAACTATTTTTTCCTGAATTTTAAGGTCAGGCAAAACGCGCTTTACGAACATCGGCATGCCATTCGAATAGCTGATGAAATCGCACCATTTTCTTTCGGTGACTAAAAGCGCGGTCTGAACCTGTAGCGAAAATTCAGAAGGCATTTCATCATCACAAACGATTTTAAGATGCAGGTGATTTGCTTTTGATTTCACCTCGATCATGCCTTGCCCGCATTGCGTCAGGCCATCAGGCGAACAGCCGATCAGGATGCCGCCGCCATACCGGGCGTTGGTAATAAATCCAACTGTATGCAAAGGCGCAATCTTTTCATGATAAAGATTGTAAGCAAGAATTTCTTCATCCTTTCCCCTCGCCATCGCATAGCTTTGATATTCATCCTGAATATATCCGGTGATACGCTCGACCGCCGTTTCGCACACAATCGCCTTTGCGTCTTTGCTCGATGAATAATCAAGCTTTGCCGCTGTGATGATACTGCTTGTTTTTGATGCGGTCAGAATTCCATTACGCGCCCGATGCCACGCATCAGATCCTTGCATCAGGTCTTGATAGATTTTTATGTATGGCGGAATTGCCATCGCATTCGGGTCGGAAGCCGACAAGATATCACCGACGGTTTCAGGGGTGTTCATTTTGTTTTTCCTTTGGTCTGAAAGATAAATATTTTTCACGCAGTTTAATTTTATCGACAATAGCCATGTCGCCAGCCGCCTGATTGCAGCTTACGCATGCTATTGTAAGATTGCTGATTTCGTTATTTCCTCCTTTTGCTATTGATAAAATATGTTCTAATGATCGCGTATCATCGTCGGTTTGTTCACCACAATAAAAGCAATCCAGTCCATCACGTTCCATGACTTCTGCAAGTAACCTTTTTTTGGTTTTTAAGCGTCCCGGCTCGATTTGCCAAAGGTTCCCGGCAAGCATTTTATCGTATGCCGATTTAGATTCCCCGGTGAAAGATATGCCACGCTTACCCTGATATACAACGGAAACACCATTGATGGTTCGAAATCGCACGACCTCAAATTCGCTTGTAGGCTCAAGGATTTCCGCGCCCGATGTGCGTAAAAATGTGATGAATTTTTCTTTTTTAATTTCTTGCATCATGGATTTATATATTCCTTTGATACGTTTCCGTCCGGGCGTCGGCGTCCTGATGCTGGGTGCCTGTGCCAGCCAATTGGTTCGCCTTGCCCGTCCCAAAGCTTAAGCGCGTTTTCGGCAAGCGGCTTATTTGCAAAACAATAGCGGTCGGAATATCCTGAAGTATCGCCTATCATCCCGATAATCATTGTCCAATGGAAAAGCAAGGGTTTGACAGCCGCATAAATTCCGGGGCTTATTTCTTTTACTTCCGTGCAAAATCCGCCATCTTCAGTTTTTAGCCAGGAGAAATATTCATCCTTCGTCATTAGCTTTTTCCAGTTTCTTTTGTTCTTTAGCCCATTTAATAGGCTGTAGCTTTGTTTCCCCACTTTCAAATTCCTTTTGCCATTTTTTAAATTTATCAGTGGCAATGTAATTTGTTCCCACGTTTGTTTTCCCGGTTGCTCTGATCATTCCAGCTTTAGATAAAGCTGATCGCGCAGCCTGAGTTTGGGAATATCTGTAATGCGGCAAGTTAGGACATGAAAAACAGCCCTTTTTTATAAGCTCTATAACATCAGCTATTGAACGGGATTTATGGGTTAAAATTTGTTTCATGCTGATTTCCTTTTGCGCTGATCGGCAAGCCAAAATGCGTAAAGCACATCATCGCCTCGGTGCCAGTTGTGCTTATCCCTGAATTCCGTGAATGTGTCCGTTTCCTTGTCCCAATTGTAGGAATAAGGGAAAGCCAAAACATCGCCGCATGAATTTGAAAGCTCGGCCCAGATCTGATCGTCTGTAAAAAATACAGCCTCGTACCGGCGGCGGATTACATCAAAAGCCTCCGCCTTGTTTTTTACCTGATGCCCGATTCCATCAATGCGTAAATCCCAATAAGGGCGGCGCATCGGCTTTTTAACAGGCAAAAGGGATATAGATTTAGGGGCTTGATAGCGAGCCGGGCGCGTTGGTTTTTCCATGATTTTTCCTATGATTTGTTAGCTTCCGGGACGTTAAGGCATTATCTAAAAAAGGCCAACACCTTTTTAATGTTGCCTTTTTTCCGGCAATCCGGCATGAATTGGAAATGATTGAAAATAAGAAACTCAAGGCGTTACAGGACCGAATCACAAGGCAAGCTCAGATTGCCCCCCGTTTGGCGGCGATCATTGCGGCAAATCCTGAATTTTCAGAGGCGCGGTTTTGCGCTGATAATGAGATCGGGCAATCATTCTTTAACCGGACCAAGCTTTTAAAGCGCGATAATACCGCGACTGAAAGAACGCTCAATCTGATCGACAAGGCTTTGAAAAAAGAAGAAATTAAGATTGCCCGGAAAGCAAAAAAGAATGCCAAAAAAGGTTGAGCCACAATCTTTTATTGAAGTTCTAAATATTGATTGTTGCCGACATATCACAGGCGATCCCAAAACCCCCGACGCTACATTTTGCGGCAATCCCCGCGCCAACGATCCACGCTCCGGCATAAAATCCCCGTATTGTGTAAGCCATAGCCGCCTTTGTTATCCACAATTCGGAAAGAAAAAAAGTGTCCCATCAGCTCCCTTCGAATATCAAATCAAAAATGCCCCCCAAAAAAACCGGGAGTTCTAACCATTTCCAGACAAGGGACTTATCCCCGGTCGAGATCCTTTGCCGATCGGTGCCGAAAGAATGGAAAATTTGGGAATGCGCTGCCGGGTCAGGGAGGCTTGTAAATTACCTTGAGCAATTGGGATATGAAGTTGAAGGCACAGATATCCTGGCGGGCTTTGATTTTATGTCGCCCCTTATGGCGGTGCCTGAATTCGACATGATAATCACTAATCCACCTTTTTCCCTTGCCGATGAATGGCTTCAAAGATGCTACGACCTCGGAAAGCCTTTCGCGCTGCTGATGCCAATTACCAAAATGGGAGAGCAAGGCCGCTTTAAGCTATTCAAAAAATACGGAATTCAGCTAGTCATGTTGCCTGAAAGATGCGAATTCGTAACGCCATCAGGAAAAGAGGGCGGGGCATGGTTTTATTGTGCATGGTTCTGCCACGGCCTTGATTTGCCTAGCCAGATTTATTTCCCCTGATTGACAAAAAAAAGATAATGACATACCGTTTCGGGAAATCTAACAAAAGAACGATTCTCGATGGCTAAAAAACCTAAATACAAATCTGATGGCAAAAGCCGCGAAAACGCTAAAAAGTGTCACGCTTGTTTAGATTGCCGCCACAATCAAAAAGAAAATTATACTGAATGCCCGAAATGCGGTTCTAAAAATCGCCAATATTTTATGTCCGAGGTTGAATTCAAGCGAGGCATGAAGCTTTTGCTTTTGCAAGATGCCGGGACAATTTCAGATTTACGCTTTCAGGTTAAATACGAATTGATGGTAAATAATAGACCGCTTTTCGATCACGAAGGAAAATCAATTACATACACGCTTGATGCACAATATAAACGACCGGCACATGTCGGCGACTTGCATTATGAGGACACCAAGGCTGGAAGCTTTATTGAAGAAGTCAGCCGCATTAAAATCGCAATATTTGAAGCTAGTCGCGGTGTAAAAGTTCTAATCCCTAAAACATAAACTCAAAGGAAAATTAAAAATGGCACTTGAAGCAACCCACAATAAAATTAAAAACCAAAGCGACGGTCATAAGAACCACAACATGCAGGACACATTGCGCGAATTGATTGTCCGATATGCCAAGGCTGATGAAGAAAGCCAAAAGCTAAATGAAGTCAGGACACAAATCAGAAAAGAAGTTGAGGCACTTGGCATCGATACAAAAGCATTCCAAGACAGGCTGAACAGGGCAAAAGCTGATCTTAAAAAGCGCGATGGATATGACGAAGGCGCTGCTGTTGTCGATTCCGTAATCGGCACGATGAAAATGGAAGATCTTTTTGAGCATGTTTTACGCAAGGACCGCGAAAAAGCTGCTGCCGCCGAAGCCAAAAAAACCGAGCGCGAGCAAAAGAAAATCGACAAGCTTGAAAATAAGGCTGAAAAGAAAGCTGAAAAAACACAAGCGCAAATCATGAACGAACCGCTTAACTAAACCTGAAAGGAAATCTAAAAATGATGAAAAGACCCGGATTGATGAAAGCTGCATTGATGGCAGCAATCGCTGGTTTAATGAAAGTTTTACCTGATGATGGCCCGGCAAATTTAAGGCCAGGCGACTTTGACAGGATAATGACTAAATCCAAAGGCCACGGCTTCGGTAAGCAACCCAAGCGTTCGCTCCGCCATAACATGAGCCCGTCAAAATATTGGCCACCTTTCAAAGGGACGGTGGTTAAAAATCCTAAGATTGCCGAGCATATGAATTTGATGCACAATGCCTGGCATTCTAAAAAGTTTTCACAACCCCAAACCTAAAGGAAAAAAATGTCCGAATTAACCAAAGAAGATAAAATCAATGCCTTGAACGCATTCCACGGCGGCGCTCGCATTGCAGAAAATGATGATGGTTCTTTTACTGTTTTCAATTCTGACAATGCAGAAATCAGAAATGGAAGCCTTGATGATCTTTACAAGGAAACCCAAGGATCTGAATCTGGCGCGGTCAATGCCAATGCAAACGGCGAAACTCAATCCGGCGTTGCAAATGTCGAAGAACAAATCGAATTGCAAAAGCAGGAAGAATATACAGAAAAAGCGGAAGCGGGCGAATTGCCTAAAACTGCTCCATCAGCCTAACGGTTGATTCGAATGGAAACCGACGACTAAATTTCAACATTGGATTGATTTTTTATAAGCAGCGTCGGTTTCCTATCGAGACAATCCCGCCTCGGTTCAAACCTCTAAAATCAGGAATAAAATCTATGCTAAATGGTACTGTTAAATGGTTCAATTCACAGAAAGGTTTCGGCTTCATCGTTCCTGATGATGGCGGAAAAGATGTCTTTGTCCATATTTCGAATGTCGAAAGATCCGGCATGCGCGGTCTGAATGAAAATCAACGCGTTTCTTATGAACTCGAAACCAAAAAAGGAAAAGTCGAAGCGGTCAATCTAAAAGCGATTTGACAATCAGGATAATTTGCCTGATACTTTTCTTGTTCATTCTTTATTATTTCCTTTGAGTGGAGCCCCGGCGTAAAAACCGGGGCTTTTTCATGCCATCATTCCGCGATGTGCCAGGCGTTTCATGCGCTCCCAGATGCGCCGTGCGGCATCCCGGTTCTGATCTGATGGATTTGCCCGAAAGCGGCGTTTAACGCGCGTGTAAGCCCGGCGTTTCAGCTTTGGCACCCATTGCCAATGTAAGGGACAAATCCATTCGCTGTCGGGCGGATATTCGCCCGTGGTGCGATTGCAACGGTCGACGCAGCATTTAAGCCGGGTAGCCATCATGCACCACCCCGTCCAATTCTCGGCCCTTGGCTTTGATGATCGGCTGCGTCGCGCCCTCCCATTGCTTAAATAGGAAGGCTGTTCCGGCGGCGGCACACTGATCGCGCAAGGCTCTGAACCAATCAGCGTCAGCGGGCCGGAAATGGCTCCCGCTTTCGCCGCCTGTGATGACCCAATCGATTTTTGAGCCTGACCATCTAAGGGCATCGAAATAATCCGGGCCGCCGATATGCCTTAAATCTGCGTGGATATGAGAAAGAGATATCGGGCCGAGCAAAGGTTCGCATGATAGGAATCTAATTCGCGCTGGTACGTTCAAAAGAGGCAAGATATTTTTGTCGGCGGCTTTCTGATGCTCTACGGTCGTGCCGAGCCATACATTCGGATATCCGTAGCCCCAATCAGGCGGCAACATCTTGTGAATATTTTGTGGCCGTTTCGTCAAAAGAAGCCAATCAAGGTGCGGCGTTTCTGATATCAGGCGGAAAAGATCGACGCGCCATGACGGGTCAACCTTATTGTCAAAAACATCAGCCAGCGACGCGCAAAATACACGTAGCCTGATGCCCTTTTCCCCGGCGATGCGGTTCCATTTCAGAGGCGTCCGCCAATTAGAATCGCTTGTGCGTCGGCGCGGTGCTGTCGGCCCCCAATGTTTTCCGCCTTCATATCGCTTGTCCCATTCAGCGGCGTAGCAATGATCGCAAGCCTCCGATATTTTTGTGCATCCTATCCACGGATTGAAAGTGTGGTGGGTCCATTCTATTCCTGAATTTTCAGCCATTATTTTTCCTTTTTAAAATATCGATATTTACGAATTGAACAAAGCCCAGGCGTTGCGCGATTTGCCCGAGCGTAAATTTATCTTTATGGCGGTTCCAAAATCCCCGACAACAAACATCTTTTGAATGATGGCATATTCTATGGCCTTTGAAATATCCGGGCATGTATTTATCGGCGATATCGGCCTCAAGCTTATTTAGATCAAGCGGCGAATCCTTGCGATAAATGCACGTTGAACAAGCGCGGGACTGAACCTTAAGCATTTTTTTGTCTTTCGATTTCAGCATTCCAAGCCGTTTCAAAATCGTGCACATCTTCCGATTGCCGCATGGCGACCGCTTTCAGGGCCGCGAGATCAATGGTAGATCTTTCGGCCTGATCAATGACACGCTTCAAAACCATGTCGCTGTCATCGTCTTGCACCGGGACAGTCATGCGAAAATATCTTCCTTTATTGCTGCAAAGATCAGACAGAACTTTTCGCGCCAAGCGTATGTCATCTTTTTTGAATTCATCCATGATTTTCTTCATCCACCCATTTTGCATCAATCCATTTTCCATCGATCTTTTTCTGGATTACGTTTTCATATCGGAATTCCCGACCGCCAAAAATTCCTTTTTTGCCGATTGGAATTTTCCTTTTTAGTATTCGAATATCTTCAATCATTATTGCCCCCTATTTTGATAGAAATTGGCTTAACAGTATCAGCAGGAACAATCCCAGAACCGCACCACTCAGTGACAAGCGGCGTCGGGACGATCTTAATCGGGTAATCAGAAATCATTCCGACGGCGGCGCAAATTCCAATGATTGAAACATGATCGCTTCCGTTGGATGATATAGTTCCTTTTTGATGCGGCGAGCTAAAAACAGTTATTGGCTGATCGGACATGATCATGTGAAGCTCTTTTGCTTTTATTATGCGCCAAATAACAGCCATCTTTGTGCGCCATAGTCCTGTCTGTTTCATTGCATTGCCTCCCAAAAAAGATAAAGGATTGTCATCACGCAAGCCCCGCTTAAGCCGCAAAATATTAAGCCGAAAAAATAAGGCCAGTTCATTTTGCCCCCTGAAAGCGTTTTATTGCTTTTTCAGTATCGCGCTCAAATATTTTGAAATTGGATTCCCCAAAGCGAACCCGGCTTGAATATTTATCTGCGGCATTCATGATTTCGCGCTTAAGCCGGGCCTCTCGGGTTTCAAATTTTACCAAAGCCATGATGTGCATACTCCGAAAGCTAAAGCGATCAGGCAGTAATATCCTGCCATTTCCGCGCATGCTTTTAAGTGTTCCCAAAATTCCTTTTTTTCTTGCGCCTGAATATGCGCGTTTAAATCAAAGTCCATTTTCTTTTCTCCATTCCTTTAGGGTTTCAAAAGTAGGCGTTACAATCTTCATCGGGCAAGTGATACGGCTGTATTCCTTGCAATCCAATTCTAAAAATATACCGACCGCGCCGCGCTGTTCGATCAATGCCAGGCGGTGCTGGCTTGGTTGAGCTGAAAGATGTGTAGCCATCATTGATTTATTTCCTCTAATGTTTTTCGGATCTCTCCGGCTTTTTCGAAATCTTCTTTTTGCATCGCCCGGTCGTACGCCATATCAGCGTATTCGATTAAGCGGTCCAAAATTTCCATCGTGATCTTCATGTAAAATCCTTAATTTTTAGTTAAGAAATTATTGCCGCCATGAATTTTATCTACGTCCCAGCCGATTTTCCGGGCATGATCTCGCAGCTGCATGACAGCCTCTTTTTCTATTGCCGGGCCGACTTCTTCGAGGATTAATTTACGATCAGGATGGATTTCAATTTTAGACAATTTGCCCGTCATTAGATCAAGCATTACATGAACGTGCGCCATTACAGGGTTTCTCCTTTCATGGTTTCAGCAAGGCTGATGAACTTTTCAAAAAGGAAATTTTGCATTCCCCGGCTGCAATCTTCAAAGCCGTATTGCAAATGCACATATTCCTCGAAAATTGTGGCGGCAAGATATTTTGTGCCTTTGTCAAAAAGAACCGATGATAAATACATTGCCCCGGCTTCGACATAAGCCATCGTGCTTTCACCTAGATTTACAACAAAAACAACCTTGAATTTATCAATTGGATATCCAAGCGCGGTAAGAAAATCGACCGCCCTGATGTATTGCGATTGCTCCGCCTGATTTGGCTTATAGATTTCGAACCTTGCTTGTGCGGGTAAATTTCTATCAAACAATTCAAGCGCGGCCTTGTTTGTTTTCTCCGGCTTGTTGCGACGCAATTCTGAAACAACTGATTTAAATGCGTCCGACATTTCGGCCCGATTATCCAGGAAATTTAGAGAATGCTCATGCGCCGATTCTGGGGCTGTCAGAATGCTTTCAATAAATTTTGGGTCATTGCTTTGCATTACAGCGTCAACAATGCTGTCGTTTATTTGCCATGAATAGGCAAGCGTTCTGTCCTCGGTCAGGTCCATGTGCTTTTTGATATTGTATCGATACATCAGCGGATTTTTTACCGATGCGATTTTGATGCCGCGATAAAATACGTTGTTTGATTCCCCGCCATGAATTGCCGCTACTGATGTTTCAGCGATTGGTTGACCTTCCAGGAATATCTCCCGGCGGTTTTCAAAAAGCTCAATCATCTTTTCGCTTTCAACAACTATGTGCGTCATTCCCACCATCGGTTCAGGCGCATCGATTTCGGATGATGATTGCCCGAATTCATCAACGCAATTTGAATACAATTCGCGGAAGGCTTGCCACAGTTCCCAATTTTTGCCGAGGTCAGTGGTGAAAGACATCGGCTCGCCATTAATCGTGACAATCTTGAAAGCTTTTTCCCGGACAAATTCTTCCTTGAAAGCGAATTCATATTTTTCGCTTCCGGCGTGAATGCTGATCGGGATGCCATGCCGAACAAGAACCGCGATCGCATATTTTAAGCCTGTGCCAAAATAGCCAATCGGATTGCTGTTCGCCGGGTCTTTTGCGGATATGCCGAAAGTTGTCACGGCCCGCAAATTTATGACGCCTTTATTCCTGAATACAAGAAAGTTGGCGCGAGATTCAGCGCGATCGATAACCGAAAGCGCGGCGTTGTCATTAGATTTCATTTCAGATTTTCCTTTTAAGTTAAAATATATTCGATTGATGATTTATGATCGATTGCGGTGATACTCAGTAAGCGGTCGAGATTGAATTGCTCGATTTGCCCGGCGAATTTTTCCTCCGAGTAAGTCGTGAACCATTTACGCCCGAAATGGTCGAACATAACAGCGCGGGCGATGCTTTCATTTTCAGCTATGATTTCGACATAGTGATTTTTAAAAGCCTGATGCTGCATGAATGTCGCGTAATATTTATTCATCGCCATAAAAAGCCTCCGCCCGCTTAATTATTGTTGTTGATAGCGTAACCATTTCAGTTCCATTTTTTACGATAAGCCATCGCTCCGATTTTGCTTTTTCGTTTAGGGCTTTCAAAGCATGAAGCAAGCCGCGAGCGATGCCCGTTTCATTTTCTGAATTGGCGTAGATATCCGCTTCCTCCATGATGCGAATGGCATGAATTTCGACTTGCGGAAGATCAAATCGCGTCATCGCAAGCCTGATTTTTCTTTCAAGATTTGATGCGTCTTTTTCGATATCGATTTCACCGTCGATAATAATGCGGATTTGCTGATTGCTCATGCTTCACCTGCATTCAGATCTACAGAATAATAAGGCATTCCGCCGGGCAGCGTCGGCCACATTTCGCGGGGCATAGTCAGCGTGACAAATCCCGCTGCGCCGCCAATTGCGAACAATTCATCGACATCGGTATGCTCGCCCCACTGATCGCCATAAATCGTCATGCAGCCAATTAGAAATGACCACCCGCCGCCAAGTGATGTATGAAATTCATTCGGCAAATCAGAAAGTAATTCCCTGATCTTTTCCCGATTTTCTTTTACTCGATCAGGATGAAAACCCATTCGGACAATTGCGCCTGTTCCAATCAAGGCGGCATCAGTATTTTCGCCCTCATTAAAAAGGCAAGCCCGGATGATAGCGCGAAGATTTTCGACGGAAAGCTTGCAAGATTGCGCCAGCTGCTTATTCAATTCTTTATCGACCTCCGAAGTGCCAAGGCTTGGCGGAATGCGGTAGGCCTCCATTTTTAGCAAGCTGTCGGCCTCGCCATCGGTCGACGCGCTGTAAAGCTTATAATCTGATACGCCCGCAT